AGACTTTTAGACCCTGTACCAGAAAATAGAGAACAGCAAGTTGCTGAACGTGCTAGTGGCATACAAAATTACTATATGACACCAAATGAAGCACGTGAACAAATGGGTCTTGAACCAATTGATGGTGGTGATGTGTTATATATCCCAACTACAGTTATGCCTTTTGGTTCTAGTTATGAGCAACCAACCGAACCAACAAAATCGGTAAAAAAAAAGACATTTAAGCACTACAAATTCCCTGTAAACAAAAGCAAACAACAGGCAAGACGCGCTGTATACCTAAATAAACAACGTGTAGCAATGCATGATAAGTTTGTTGAATTTAATGGACAACTTAAAAAGACAGTTCTAAAGAATTTAAAATCCAAAAGTGGGCGTGCTAATTTAGTTAAGGCAAGAACCGACGACGTAATCGCTAAGTCAAGTTTTATTGATAACTTATTTAAAGGTTGGAAAGCACTCACCGTGTCGCTTGGCGCAATTATAAAAGTCAACCAGTCAGAAGTAATGGCACATGCTGGAACGGAAGCACTTGTACAGGTTGGTGTAGAAACTGAATTTGATTTAGCTAATACAAGGGCGGCTAACTGGCTAAAAGATAACGCGTTGATGAATTCAACATCTTATACGGGTACAGTACGTGATGAAATTACAGCTATAGTTGAATCAAGTATTGCAGACGATAGGTCGGTTGACGAGATTACAGCAGATTTATCACAATATTTTGATGACAGTTCTGAATACAAAGCTGAAAGACTGGCACGTACAGAAACAATTGACGCATACAATCAGGGTTCACTCGAGGGCTATATACAATCCGATGTGGTTGTTGGCAAAGAGTGGTTAACAGGTGGCGATGCTTGCGATGACTGTCAGGGAAACGAAGACGAGGGAATGATTGGACTTGATGAGGACTTTCAAAGCGGCGATGATGCACCTACTGCACACCCGAATTGTGAGTGTTCATTGCAACCTGTAACAGCAGATGACTATTAAAAACGTATAAAATTGTCTAGCACGTTACTTATAATTACTTAAATGGATATAACCAAAGAAACAAAAATATACAAAAACTTCGATGCTGAAACAAAGGCTGTAGATGACACAAGTAAAAGAACATTTATTGTTCGTATTTCAACACCAGCAGTAGACAGGTCGGGTGATGTAGTAATGCCTTTGGGCATGGACGCTACAAACTTTATGAAGAACCCTGTTGTTTTATTTGCACACGATTATTCTGAATTACCTATTGCCAGATGCATTGACCTACAAGCGGACGATACTGGTGTACTGGCTACTGTTGAATTTATGCCAGAGGGTACATACGACAAATCCGATTTGGTTTATAACATGATTAAGTTGGGTTTTATGAACGCATGGTCAATTGGGTTTATGCCAAAGACATGGACTGAAAACGAAACAGGTTATATATACAATACATGGGAGATATATGAATTTAGTGCCGTACCAGTACCAGCCAATCAAGAAGCGTTAACAATTATGCGTAGTAAAGGAATTGATACCGCTTTGCTTGAAGTAAAAGAAGTTGAAGAAGTCAAAAAAGAACCTTATACAGTCGACGAAGTGAACGAAACAGAGGAAAAAGATTTAAACCTTGATGGAAAAGTTGAGATGTCAGTTGCACAATATTTAGAATTGAAACAAGAACTTATTGAAGCTAAATCAGGCAGGACAATATCTGCTAAGCATGAGGATTTATTAAAAAATGCATGTGACCAAATGGGTGGTGCTATTGGTTGTATCAAAGGGGTGTTGGATACTGTTGCCGAAACTGCTGAACCAACAAAAAGTGCTGAAATGACACCATCGTTACTTGAAAGACTATCCAAACAATTAAAAGGTACTGATAAATCAGTAGGACTTACATTACGTTTATTAAAAGAGATTGAACAACGAAACAAGTAATAATTTTTTTGAAAGTAGGTGAATAAATACAAATATATGCAAGAAGATAAAAAAGAATTAGAAACAATAACAAATGCGGTAACCGAGGAAGTTATTAAGCATTTTGAAGCCGAAAAGGCTGTCCGCAAAAACATTTTTGGTGGCGAAGATAAGGACATCAAGTCCGAAATTGAAGCTAAGAAAAAAGATGCAGCGGAATACTTGAAGGCACTCGCTAATAACGATAAGGCAACTACTAAAGCACTATCATCTGGTGGTTCTACAAGTGGTGCTGAATTAGTGCCAACCTACGTTTCCGACCAATTCATCACAGTAGCTCAAAAATATGGTTTAGTTAGACAATATGCAAACAAATGGCCTATGCAAGGTATAAACGAAAATATACCAACCATTAGTAACATTACTTCGTATCGTTTAGCTTCCGACACAGCAGCCGTCACAGCTTCCGAGCCAACGACTGGTGCTTTACAATTGAGAGCCAAAACTGTTGGTGTAATTATCCCAGTTTCCAAAGTTTTGCTACAAAATAGTTCTATCGCATTGGTGGACGCAATCACCATGTTAGCTGGTAAAGCTATAGCAAAATTAGAAGATCAATGGGGTTTCTTAGGTTTGGGCGCAGGTGAGGGTATTTTCCAGACTGTTGGAGTTCCAACTGTCAATCTTGGTTCTGGTAACACAACTTACGCTAAGGTAACAGCAGAAGATCTATTGTCATTACAGGACGCAGTAGACGAGAATTTCTTCGGTGACAGAATGAGATGGATTATGTCCAGATCAATTTTGAACAACTTTAGAAAATTGAGAGCTAACGTCAGTACAGATAAACAGGGATTTTTGTTCGAAAACTTTGGTGGAACAATGCCCGGAACAATGTGGGATATACCATTCGATACTTCGGCAGTAATGCCAAAGAATTCAGATAATTCACAAGCTGGTAAACCATTTATGGCACTTGTTGACTACGATAACTTAGTTCATGGTGATGCAATGCAATACACAATGGAGATAAGTGATCAAGCAACAATAACTGACACAGATGGACATACCTTAATCAACTTATTCCAACAGAATATGGTTGCTTTAAAGGTTTGGGGATTAGTTGATATCGAAGTCGCTAACCCAACAAAGGCACATGCGATTCTAGCAGCCGCAAATAGTTAATATTTGCTGACTTACTCTAACCATTAGTCGACTAGTGGTTAGGTATAAGTTATGAAATGTGTTGTTAATCATAATGGAATATGTAGCGGATACGCTTTTAAGATGGGCGTTGAAACTGATTTACCGATTGAAGTTATACACGCTATAGGTGTTCATAATGTGAAAATGCTGGAAGCACCTGTTAACGAGATGATAGACGAAGCACCAAAAGATAAGATGATTCGTAGGTCTGTTCGTAAATAATGTATAAAATTGATTCGCTAATACATTAAACTTTATTTAGTAGTTAATTAGAGGAATTTATAAAATGGCAGCAACGTTCGCATGGCTTGAAGATACAGGAACAGCAACAGGTTCACCAGCAAAGGGAACAACTAGGACTAATCCTGCAACAGACGCAAATTGGAAAAATAGCGGTGTCGTAACAGACGCTTATTCTACTTATCCTATTACAGCAGGGCAGAATTCTTATCAAAAAGCATTATTTGGAAAGTTTACAACTGGAACATTTACAAACATTTTATCTGGGTTGTTTGCTCATACTTCAACTTCATTCGCTTCTAATTTGACTTTAAAAGGTGTTAAGGCAATGACAGCTGACGGTGATAGATGGTTATATGTAACACCAGCAACAACTGCTGATTCTAACTTAACTACGGACATGACATCTGCAATTGCAATTGGTTCTGGTGTAGCGGTGTGGTTTGGTCCGACTGGTCCAGAAGCTACTGGCAAAGCGGCGACACAAGCAACAGGTGCAGACCAATATACAAATTATTTAACTACTCAATTACAAACTGCGGTTGGTGCTGCGGCAGGTGATACTGCTAATGTCACTTTGACCTTACAGTATTCGGAGAACTAAATATGGCAGATATTAAAAAAATTATATTTTGTGCAAATGAACAAGTAGAAACAGAACACGTTTTAAGTGTTTCACCTAGTGGCGAGATAATAGCCACATGTTCTGTATGCGGTAGATTCTTAAAATTCCCAGCTGGCGTTACTAGAGCCGAATTTGATATGCAGGTTGCTGAACATAAAACATCAAACGAGGGGCAAGTTTCCGTTGAGGAAATGGAAAAGAATTTGTCCGAACTTGGTGATTAATTGCTAATTCAATAGCAGAAAGGCAATACAATGCAGTATAAACTCAAATACCTACTCACAGTAGAAACTGCCGACAAGGTTATTAAACAAACTTCCGACGACATTTCAACAACTGGTGGCGGTTCTTTTTATTACGATATTAAAGATTTAGTTATTACTAAAGCAACTTTATCTGGAAAAGGTAAGGTAATTTCAATTGATTTGACCGATGGCGATATTGAAATAAACGGGGTCACAGTTTTGTCACCATACGACATTCCACCACAAACACAGTTACGACTCATCTATTACAGAAAAGTGCAACAGAGGACCAGTTTTAACGTAAATAGTGGTGTATTTGGTAAGCGTTACGACCTTGAACCTCTAGTAAGGTATTTTATAGGTTTCCAGTATCTATTTAGAGGTCACAATTACGAGTGGCAGATTGGGGTTGAGTAATGCCTATAATGACACAGCAATCACAGCAAGACATTGTTACAGGTACAACAGCGTTATTTGCAAAATATGGTATTGATATTACAAGTCTTGGAGATATGTATTCACAGTTCTGGGGTGAATATTTTAGTTATATTCAAACACTAACAAAACAAGAGGGAACGGACTTACTTACAAAACTTAAGGTGAATAATCCAGTTGCGTATACAGTAATTAAGAATAGTAAGTTGTTTACTACAATTTACGATGATGTATTTACAAAGTTAGGATAGCAGATGGCATTTCCTACTGGATTTATACGACTTGGAAAAATTACACTACTTGCCAGTAAAGTATCGGGCGGTGCTAACTTAACTAATTTTCCAGTTCTACTAAAAGACGCTAATTTCTCCGCTAACATGTATCTGTCAATGGATAATGGCGGCGGTGACTTACGTTTTTCGTCTGATATTGCTGGTACAACACAGTTAGCGTGTGAGGTGGTTTCGTTTGACACAGTAAATTCAAAAGCAGAGGTTTACGTTAAAATACCAACGCTTTCATATACTACAAACACTATTATCTATGTTTGGGGCGGTGCTGGTGGTACTACGCAACCGTCGGTAACAGACACGTATGGGCGTAACGCCGTTTGGACACAATACAAGGCGGTTTATCACTTTCAGTCATCTGGTACAGATTCTACTGGTTATTGTGATGTTACTGGCACGAACTCGCCTACTTATGCAGCGGGTCAGTTAGGCAATTGTGCAGTTTTAGATGGTTCTACACAAGGATTTGAAAACGAAACCGCTAATATAATGCGACCTGACGTTAACAGTCCGTTTTTTTGGGAATGTTGGGTCAAGAATTTAACAGGCTCGTATTCAACTATCTGGGAAACTGGATATGAGGGTACAAACCCAAACATGGACGGACAATATGTTTGTCAGGCTATTAATGCCCTAAAGGTTGTATCTAATACCCGTAATGACGCATGGATAAGTTCTACTAATGCGGTAACGTCTAATACGTGGACACATGTGGTGGGTGCTTTTAACGGTTCATCTACAATCTCATTTCTAAAAAGTGGTGCTGCAAACGGTACACCAGCAGAAAATTCAATAAGTTCACAACTAACGACTCGCGGTATCCATATAGGATATTATGGCGGTTCTGGTTCTAATAGTTATGTTAATGGAAATTTTTTTAGTGGCTCGATGGACGAGTTGCGTATTTCCTATAACAATCTTGGGGTAGGTTGGGGAACAACACAATACAATAATCAAAATGGACCAACAACATTCGCAACAACTGTCGATGAAATGACTACAGTAGCTAAAGCGACAGCGGGTTCGGCATCTTGGGTTTGTCCTGTTGGTGTCACGACATTACTGGTTAAACTTTGGGCAGGTGGCGGTGCTGGTGGTTCTGTAGCTTCTGCGATTGGCGGTGGCGGTGGCGGTGCTGGTGGACAGTTTGTAAAAAAGACAATCGCTGTAACTGCTGGAACTTCCTACAGTTATGTAGTCGCTGCAACTAAGGCTGGAACTGCTGGTGCTAATGGCGGTGCAGGTAATGACTCGACTTTTAACTCTACAAGCGTTGTTGCAAAGGGTGGTGCTGGCGGTTTGTCTTTTGCTAATGGTGGAACTGGCGGTGCTGGTTCAACTGCAAACGCTGTAGCAGATTTAGTTATACGAGGTGGAAACGGTGGAAGTTCTACAGGAAGCACAAGTTCTGGTGGTGGCGGTGGTGGTGCTGGTTCTGCAACACAGGGCGGTGATACTACAAACAATGTGGCAGGAATTGCTGGTACAAAGTCAGGCGGTGCTGGTGGTGCTGGACGTACAACAACGAGTGCTGGCAACGCAGGTACAGGTTGTGGCGGTGCTGGTGGTGGTGCGTTATGTACAACAGTCACGTCTACCACAGGTGGTACCGGTGCTATTGGTAGATCGGAACTTATTTTTACAACACCAACAATAAGTGCTTTAAAAGATAATTTCGACGATAATTCAATTGATTCTAAACTTTGGACATCTGCAAATACTGCTGAAACGGGTGGACAACTTGTAGTAACGACCGACGCTACGGCTACTTATTATGGTGCTGTATCTGTAAATTATTTCGACCTAACTGAATCTAATATATTGGTGCAATTGACTGACGCAGGTGATCAAACTATTGCAAGCAGAAATACAGTTTTTCAATTAGTTAAGGACGCTTCAAATTCGATAGCAATATCTGTTGAGGGTGGTGCAATAATGGCAACTAAGATTGTTGCTAGCACTTGGGCGATGGTAGGTTCTTCGCAGTCTTACGTTCCTGCTACACATCAATGGTTAAGAATTAGAGAAACTGCTGGAACAGTCTATTTTGATTATTCGGCAGATGGAATTAATTGGAATAACTTGGCTTCTGTTGCCGCACCTTTTGTCGTTTCCGCATTACAGGTTGAACTATACGCAGGGTGTGACGCTGTTAGTCAGACTGTAGATACATCATCATTCGACAATCTGAATTACCCACCAACACAACAAACGATAACAGGTAAGGGTAAGTTGGTCGCTGTTACTACAAAAACTCTGACTGGTTTATCTCGCATCACAATATCGACACTTAAAACAATTACAGGTATAGCAAAAATAAACACACAAGCGTCAACAACTAAAACAATAACTGGTTTGGCGAGAGTTCAAGTATCAACATCTAGAACCTTGACGGGTCTATCGCGTATAACTGCAAATGCTGCTAAGGCAGTAACAGGTAAAGCGAAAGTTACAGTCGCAACTCTAAAAACTATAACTGGTGAATCTAAATTAACTGTTGCAACAACTAAAACAATAACTGGTTTAGCGAGAGTTCAAGTCCTATCAAGTAAGGGTATTGGTGGAATTTCACGAATTCAAATAATAACACAACAAGCGTTGCAAGGTGTGGCAAAATTGACGGTATCGAATGTGGCTACGTTACAAGGAAAAGCACGCGTTACAATTTTAACATTAAAGAATATATCTGGAATATCACGGGTTCAAGAAGTTTCTGTCAAAACGATAATGGGTGTGGCAAAAGTACAAAATGCGGTGGTTTCTACTGCAAAAACCATACAAGGTTTAGCACGAATTACTGTATCGAGTATCCAGTCTATTGTTGGTAGTGCAAAGATAACTGTATCCAATAATAGTTCAATATTTGGAAAATCTAACATCTTAAAAGTTCAATTCCAGTTCTTACAGGGTAGGGCAAAAATAACTGCTGTTAATTTAAAAAATATATCTGGAAAAGCTACTTTAATTTTAAGAAATACACAAGATATACTAGGTATCGCTAAGATACAGAAAAGTGCAACAGCGACCATTCTAGGACGTTCCAGAGTACAACAAATCGTAGCTAAGACATTACACGGAATTTCAAAAGTTACTGCAAAAACACTTCAAACGATCACGGGAAAAGCCAATTTGTATATTTTTGGAATACAAAATATCGTTGGTGTTTCCCGTGTGTATGTACCTACCGAAAAATGTATATCAGGTAAGGCTAAAATCAGGGCGGCGTATGGAATGTCTTTTATTAAGTCAGAACCTACAACATCAACAGGGGATACAAATGACGCTTTGTCTGGACTTACTGAATCAGGCGGTACAACTGGCAACAGCAACGGTGAACCCTATTATGTGTCTTAATGTATAAAATACGGACTGATTTTCACTAATATAAATATATATGGCATACGCATATTGCACACAATCAGATGTTGAAGCATATTTAGGTATCACGATGACAGCAAACGGAATTGCTTTGTTTAACTTATTGTTGCCAGCAATGTCTATGGCAGTTGACCAGTATTGCAACAGAACTTGGAACTTTAGTGGAACAGTAACAGAAAAATTTGACGCTTTGGCTAATACGTTAACACCTTTTGCAAACGATACGTTTTATACAAAAGCTCATATATCGGATACACCAGTAAACCCACTTTACCCACTTGCTGGCGGTATTACCGAAGTATCTGTTAATGGTTCAATTTGGGATTTAAACTACGTCTACACTTACGGGTACTTTGCAAGGATTTGGGCGAGAGCGAATACAATAATTTTACCGAACCCGTTAGGCTATAAGTCTGTCACTATTAAATATGTTTCCGACGATGCGCAGAACTTACCGGCACTTGTTAAATACGCCTTAGTACAATGGGTCGGTAGACAAATACAAAACTCCGCTGATAGTGGGAAAGAATTACTGTCCGCTAATGTGGGAACAGTTGCAACACGATTTAAACAAGACAGCATGGACGCTGTACCTGATTTTGTTCGATTAGCACTTGACCCATATAGGCTTGCGCCAATCGATAAATTTTAAAATGCGATTACCAATAACAGACACAGTAGACATTTACCATCAAAAACGTACTGTAAATACAGAAGCGTATGAGGTGATACCAACGTATTCCAATATTAATGCTTGTATTTCACCTACTGGAACGGATATACAGACTTCTGGTGATGTACCAGCCTTTCAGGCTTTTGAAATTTATTTATATGATGTGACTTTGAATATTGCTAGCGGTGACAAACTTATTACTTATAAGGGTACGAAGTATTTAGTTAGTGGAATTCCGTATGTGGTTAATAATACTTATATGCGCTATATAAGATTGTTGGCACATCAGATTTTTTAAATGTTTGATATTACTTTAGAGGGCGCAGATAAGTTGATAAGTAACATTGCTAATGTTTCTAACATTATTCGTGATGAAATGAAAAAAGCCATGACAGCGTGTGCAGTTGATGCTGAAAGATTTGCAAGGGCGCAAGCACCTCACGATACTGGCGCACTACGTTCCGCCATACACTACGAACCAGCAGTTGTGACCTCTAATAATGTTATTTCAAAGGTTGGTGTTAACAGAGCAATTAAATATGCTAGGGCGCAAGAGTTCGGAACGCAGGGAATGGTTATACACAGTCACAGTTCTAAGGGCAAACAATTTACTTATATTGGGAATATTAGACCGAAATGGTATATGCGTGACGCTAAAATAAAAGTCCAACCCATTATTAAAGCACGCGTTACACAGGCTGGTAGGAATATTGTGAAAGGACTTGCTAAATGAGTTACGGATATAAAAGCATTAAAGATCAAATAGTTGCAGTTTTATCTGGTGTCACATCACTTAAACATGTGTATTCAAAAGACCCAAAATCAGTTGAACAGTATCCGTCCGCTGGTGTATTTGCAATGGGTCATACTGGTAGATTTGATTCGATGGGTTTAAGTGGAACAAATGAACGTGTCGTACAGCACGTTATACGCCTGTATTTTAGAACCGATGAAACAAATGACCCTGACTACGAAGATGTGTTGGAAACTGTAGCCGATGACGTTTTAAAGGCATTGGAAGCTAACGTAACTTTAAATGGCAGTTGTGAATATTCTCTACCGACAACAGGCAATTGGTCTTATGGACAAAAAGAAACGCCAGTAAGAATATTCGATATCGTTCAGACTTCTACATTGCATTTAAGACGCGACACAGGTGAATTGATTTAGAAAATGTATAAATAAGGTATTTTTGTTCGTTATACTTTATTCAGATATGAAATACAGATACACAGGACAAACAGAAGTCTATTTACCAGTACAAAAAGTGTTGGTTGAGCCAAACGATGTTGTTGAGGTAACAGAACCTATATTTAATATGGAATTTGAGTTAGTTGAGGAAGTAAAACCCAGTAAAAAATTGAAAGTCGAGGAATAAACATGTCGGCAGGAATTCAGTCAGTAGTATCTTTTATAAAAGAAGCATCTTGGGGTGTAGCGTTAACACCAACTAAATCATTACCAGTTAAATCAGGTGGTGGAATTGAAGTCAAGAAAAATGTAAAAATGCAGTCGGCTATAAAAGGTCAGTTGCAAAAGAATTACGCACAAATTGCTGGTCTTACGACTTTAGATGGTTCTTACACTTTTGACGCTTTCGCCGATTACTTGGGTTATTTTTTATTATCTGCTTTAGGAACTGATACACCTGCTTTAAAAGGTGGAGAAACTATCGTATATGACCATGTATTTACAGAAACAGCACCAAAGACATCGTTAACAGTTGAGCAAGCACAGGGCGAGAATGTTCAGAGATATGCTGGAACAATCTGCAACGAATTAAAATTTGTTGGCAAGGTTGATGAAATGTTAGAAGTGACGGCAAATTGTGTAGCCAAAACATACGCAACAGCTACAGCAATAACCCCAGCATTTTCAACAGTACCAGCGTTTAATTGGTCACAGTTAGCGGTCAAAATTGGTGGTGCTTCAATTGGTGAAGTTGAGTCTTTCGAATTGAATTATAAGAATGGTGCTGAAATGGTTGGCTCATTAAACGGGGTCTTAACACCATCATATACAACAATTAAAAGTGGTTCAGAAGTATCTGGAAAACTTGTAATGTATCTTGATGCAACAGCACTTACTAGATTTACAAACTATCTAGCCAATACAACCGAAGCATTGGAAATTATCGCAACAGGTGGTTCGATTGGTAGTGCGTCTACATATAAATTAGATATAACAGTACCAGTAGCGGTTTACACAACTGGTGTAACTAAGATAACCGATGATCATAATCTTTTAGAAGTAGATTTTGAAGGCATTTACGACGTGTCCACATCTAAAATGATTGGTGTTACATTAACAAATCTTGTAACCGCATATTAATATTTTACACTAGCGGTATAATGTAAATATGATTAATTTTAAAGAATTCACAACTACGAATGGTTATAAATATTGTTTGGCTAATTATCTGACGTATGACCAGTTCATGGCTATGCAAGAACTCGTTACACGTGACCAAATAGCAGGTCAAGACGTACAGATTACAGGTTCTAAGGCACTTGCAGTCAATAAACTAGTTTTGACTTTTCTACTCTTATCCTTAAAAGATTCTAGTGATGTTGAAGTGGTACGCGAAGCCGATTCGTTGCCAATACCTGCTGTTGATGGTGCTGACATTATGGCCGAAGTTAGTAAGATAACAAACGAAGCTTCCGAAGCATTTACAAAAAAAAAGGGGATTTAATCGAATTTGAAATATTTAGAGCATTTCACGACGAAATTTCTATCCGTTCTACTGACTCGAACCTATCTACAGTCCACGTTTGCGCTTCATTAAACATTACTTATACCGAGTTGATGCAACAACCTGCATGGTGGGTTGCGTATTACATGTCATATCTTTCAGGCAAAACTAAAGCCGAGAAGTCCAAAAACAAGTAGATTATTATATAAAAAAATGGCGTGGTTGCCATAATATTAATGTATGGGCGAAGATAGCGTTTTAAATATTATCCTAAAAGCAAAAGACGAAGCCAGTAAAACTATTGAGGGCGTTTCTGGTAGTTTGGAAAAAGCAAAAACCAACGTAACCAATCTGTCGGAATCATTCAAAATCGCTGGCGGTATCATTACGGGAATTGGTGTGGCTGGTATTGGCGTGTTGGGTATGCTTGCTAAAAGTGCAGCAGAAGAACAAAAAGCACAGGCAAATATCGGTGCTACTTTAGACGTTGTTGCTAGTAAGTCAAAAATTTCAATTGATAAATTAAGGGATTCCGTTGATAAGGCTTCCGATTCTTATTTGAAATTAGGCTTTGATAATACCGAAACAAGTTTGGCAATGGCGCAAGCATTAAGAATGACTAATAATGTTACAGATGCGCAGGCTATGTTGGCTGCATCTAGCGATTATGCACGTAAGAAAGGTATATCGCTGTCGGATTCTGTCGAAACGATGTCGAAAGCATATACGGGTATGCTTAAATCAACAAAAGACTTGGGTATTGAATTGCCTAAAGGTGCTAAGGGTATGCAAGCGATAATTGCAATTGGGGAAGCTACAGCAGGACAGGCTGACGCTTATTCACATACGTTTGCTGGTGCTATGGAAACTGTTAATGCTGAGGTTGGCAAGTTTAAGGAAACTTTAGGTGCTAGATTGTTGCCAACAATTACAGATATTATAACTAAAGTTGCAGATTTTACTGACAAGTTAAATAAATTATCACCAGCAACATACGATACGATTGTTAAAGTGTTGTTATTTGGGACTGCATTTTCACTTGTTGTTGGTCCATTACTTATTTTTATTAGCATGATACCCGCTTTAACTGCTGGATTTACCGCGATATCTGGCGTTGCATTGCCTGTTGTTGCGATACTTGCATTGGTTGCTCTTGCTGGTTATGAAATATATACAAATTGGGACAAAATATCGCCAATATTTAATCAAGTAAAAGACGCTGTTATTGCATTTATTCCTACACTTATTAGTCTTTGGGACAATATTAAAATGCAAGCCGTTGGTGTGTTTAACGCGTTATCTTTATTTGTAAAAAACATGGTTGCTAAATTTAAAGAATTCTACGATAACAACAAAGCAACTTTTGATGCTATGGCTATAGTTTTAAAAATAACATTTGATTATCTCGTTGCTACAGCAAAACAATTTTGGAATAACATAGTGTTCGTGTTTAACATATTCGCACCAATAATCACTTCCGTTTGGAAAGGTATGTGGACAGGCATTGTTGATGTGTTAAAAGGTGTATGGGAAACGATAAAAGGTTTAATCACTATTGGTTGGGGTGCTGTTACAGTTGTCACCAATTTCTTTTTAGGTGTGTTGACTGGTGATTGGGATACAGCGTGGAAAGGTATGTCAGATGGCTTGGCTATTGTTTGGACGGGCATTGCTAATGTTGTAATAGGCATGACTAATGCAATAACAGGAATAATCGAGGGGTTTTTAAATGGAATTATTGGCATGATTAATGCACTACTTTCGGAAGTTGATAAAGCTGCACAAGCGTTAGGTCAAAAGGCAAATAAATTTCAGATAGGCAACATTTCAATTCCACGTGCCACTATGGATTCGTTTGGTGTTTCTTCTAGTGCGAACATGTCTAAAGTTTCCGACAATAACGCCGTAAAGAAAAACACGTCATCTGTATCTACTAATTACAACCCAACAACTTCGGCAACAAGTACGCCAGTCAATGTTTACGTCGATAAAGTTACTTCGGATATGGATTTAACAAATCTTGGGTACAAAATTGGTTTTGCAGTAAGGAACGCTAATTAATGATTACCCAAATTACTTTAGGCGGTTACGCCTTAACAACAAATCAAGTATTTTTAAACGCTATCCGCAATGGCTCGTTCCCTGCCACAGTTTACACAAAATCAAAACGTGGTGGTTATCAAGGTTCAAAACTTGTAACGCCTACGTTTGCTAGTTATTCGCTTGTTATGGAATTTACAATTGTTGGACAATCTTTTTCTGATTTAACCACGCAGCGATTTAACTTTTTTGAAATATTAGGTCTTATCCATTCGGTAGGTTCTGAAACTTTAATTATTACAAGGTCAAATGGTGTTGGAGTACAGACAGATATCAAAGCGGTGTCCGTTACTGGCGACTTAACCAAAGATGATGGACTGTCTTGCAACGTGCAAGTGACATTGGAAACTGAATATCCGTTTTTAGTTGGCACATCGGCTTATTCAGATCAAGTATTAATCAATAATGGTGGTGGTTTTGCTATACCTTTTGCTATACCTTTTGCAATGAACGTCAACCAATCGCAAGCTGTAACAGTTACGAATTTAGGTAATTATTCTGCATTTCCTATTTTTACATTTACAGGTCCGCTAACTAATCCTAGTATCGGCAATAACACTACTGGAAAAACTTTATCTGTTGCGTACACGTTAACCGACTTGTCTAAAACACTAACAGTTGATTGTTATAACCGAACCGCTGTATTTCAAGATGGAAATAATGCCCGACAATATGTTTCTGGTGATTTTTGGACAATTCCTTTTGGTACGTCTACAGTTACACTTGGAAATTCAAATGGTACTGATAGTGGAAACTGCACCGTAGTGTATAGAGATACATTTTTAAACATTTAAAATGATACAGGTATTAATTAAAAATACATTGACTGGTGATATTTACGAAGTGCCTTTTACTTCAATTAATTATGTTGAAGAATTAAATAATGGCAGGTCTGGTACGATTGATTTTGACTACATGGCAATTAAAGCTATTGCTAGTATTTACAAGAAAACTGTCACAGATTTATTTACGGCAGTATTGACTGAAATATCTATATTACTTGATGGCACTATTATTTTTGTCGGTGTAGTTTCTGAATACAGACGTAGCCTTGATGCTTCTGGTAATTACTCACTAACCGTCGCGGTTGTTGATTATTTTGCGTTACTTCAAAAGCGTAGAACTGGATCGACAACTATTACGTTTACTGCAACTGACCCTGCAACAATTCCGTGGTCACTTATTCATGCGTCACAAATATTAAATGCTTACTCTGATTTGGGTATTACACAAGGCGTGGCACAAACTACTGCCACAACTGTAACCATTGATTACAAAAATGCTGAAATAAAACAAGAAATTGTTAATCTTTCAAACGCCAATGCAAATAATTCTTTTGACATTGACATTGATAACACTAAGAAACTAAACGTGTACGTGCCATACAAAGGAACTCTAAGACCTGAAATAATTTTAGACGTGAGCAATATTATTACTCAATCCGTTGATATACCGCTTGTTCTTAATATGACTAACTCGGTATTTTACACAGGTCAAGGGATTAATAACGACATTGCTATTGCTACAGCGCAGTCACCCAATTCGGTAATGAGTGCATACAAATTGTTGGAAGATGTTGTAAGTAATTCGACAGTTTCTGATTCTACTTTACTGGCTTCACTTGCGTTACGTTACCTAATGAATAATCAAGCGCCATTATTACAGGTCACACTTTCGCATTTTAGTGACACGTTAAAGATTACAAATTATGACGTGGGCGATTTTTTAATTATAAATATCCCAGAGGAAAATATCTCAAATGGTCAGTACAGAGTTAGGCGAAGAACAGTTAGTATCGATTCTGCTGGAACAATAACAGCCGAATTGTACATGCTGATTTTTTAAATATGGAAGAAATAAAAAAACTTTTCAAAAATATATTTTATAGACTTGAGGTGTTAGAACGCGGACTTGTTATCAAGAAGATTACAATTCCGTCTGACACGTCTGGTTTTCTTATCATTAAACGCGTCACAACCGACCCAGTTGCGCCTATCGATGGCGAGATGTGGATTAATACTACTTCTAAACAATTAAAGTGGCGTAACGGTGCTACAACGCAATATGTCGCTTTTTCTTAATGTATAAAATTATTAGGGTTTTTCGTTAAACTTACTTTATATGTCGATATACACTATAAGAACGGGTGCAACAGCAATGGTAGAGTCTGCCTTTTTATCATTGGCAACAAAACTTATAAGAGGTTCAGGCGTGATGGATATTTACTCCGCTAGCGGTGACTTTTCTGTTTCCGCAGGTTCTGGCTTAGCTGTAAATATTGCGGCTGGAACTGCTTTTTTAACCGCTACAAGTGGTAGCACTTATCCAGTAATAATGGACGCTACACAATCTAATCTGGCTATAACTTCAAATTCTTCTGGAAACCCACGTATATCGTCAATCGTCTTATATGCGAATTTGGCAACGTCTGCTAATACTGCTGCAACTAATGTTTGTAGTATTGTTTCCGTAGATGGAACGCCAGCAGGTTCACCAACAGCGCCATCATCTGCAACTATTCAGTCTGCAATTGGTGCGTCTAATCCTTACACGATTTTGGCAAATGTGACTGTCAATTCGGGTTCGTCAGTTCCTAATACAATTACTGATACAAGAACAACACCACTTTTAAGACCAACAGTACCTAATGTGTTAACAGATACTTATGCTTCAACAACGACTTTTGATGTGTCTACTTACAATGTTCATAATCTTGTTTTGACAGGCTCACCAACACTTGCAGTTTCTAACGTTACCTTAAACCAGCCATTTTTTATTCGTTTAATTCAAGACGGAAGTGGAAACCATACAGTTACTTGGTTCACTACAATTAAATGGGGAAATGGCGGCTCCGCACCCGTACTTTCGACTGGTGGCAATAAGTCAGATTTATTCTGCTTTATTATGACATCGGCTGGTAATTACGAGGGACACGTGGTCGACCAAGCTATCTAATGGCAATCACAATCGATGCAATATCGGGATCTGGTGCAAAAAGTAACGTTTCCAGCTTTACATGGAATCATACATGTGCCGCTAATACCATCTTAGTAGTAACTGCTTCTGGATATGATGCTGCTGGAGGCACTAGCGTTAGCGGAGTTACCTACAACGGAGTTGCACTAACAAAACAATTAGATTCTCTAACAAACAGTAATCAAATAACTACATCCATCTGGAAATTAAATACCCCTGCAACTGGAACTCATGCTATTGTTGTAACGTTCTCCGCATCCGGATATGACTGGACATCCGGAGGTGCAGTTTCTTTCTTTGGAGGTCTTGGAACTACTGGAAACACGGGTACATATTTCTTATCGGGTACACCCTCCATAACTGTTACCACCACTACCGGTTCCTTAGTTGTGGACTCAATATTCAATGCTCAACAACCTATTACTTGCGGTCAAACTCAAATACAACAAGCTAATATTAATAGTGACTCAAGTGCTTCTTCCTATAAGATAGCCACTACAAATAGCACAGTAATGTCTTGGACAGGTGCGGGACAATGCGCACAGACAGCGGTTGAGTTTTTAGCAACCCGAACTGGTGGGAGTCTATTATGGCTAATGTAAGAGAACCCGATGTAATAAAGATGTTAATGGATAATCAATGTTCGACTGTTGAAGCGTTAACTAAAATTTCAGAAGCACAACAAAGCACGTCAAAAAGTTTAGATAATATCGGTGAAGCCTTAACTAAAATAAATGATTCTAATATTTTGCATTTGCAACTAACACAAGACATCGCTACGCAGGTAAATTCCACTAAGGATTTTTCTATAAGATTATTAGATTTAATCAAGTGGGTTGTCGTTGCGTCAATAACTACAATGCTGTTTATACTTGCGCGGTCTAATGGTTTGGATATTGCCCAACTCTTACCGCACATATTTTAGGGTGCTATGGTCGAATTTTTGACCGAAGCAATTAGCGTTTTAAGGTTTGGGTTATATATATTTATAGCTGTTGAATGTATGTCTATTTTTATTTTGTACAAATATGGTTATCAACGCCACGCACCTAGCCCAATTATAAAGGCTTTATCCAATATATTTTTGTTTTCTGGAATATTTTTTGTTGTAGCTTCATTACTACCACTTGCTAACTCGTTTAGAGGTGACTTATATACGTTGGTATCTATTTCAGTTTTAATTATGGGCGTATTTATGGTCATATTTTTAGACATTTTCAGAACCGAAAGCATGAAAGACCAGAAGAAAAACGTACCAATTTCAAAAGGAGATAAAAATGCTTAATTATGCAGATTTTAAGGTTAAATATTTGGGTGTTCGTTGCGGTGATACAGATGCAAATTTTGGCGAGTGTGTCGGTTTAGCAGAATTGTGGATTGATAACTTAAATTTAGGTCATGTTTGGGGAAATGCTAAGGATATTTTCGACGTCGCACCAGCAACAGATTATCTAAAGACAGTATACAAAAAAGGTGTATTTCCCGTTACGGGAGATATCATTACTTGGAACAAAACATGGGGCGGTGGCTTTGGTCATATTGCAATTATTGATTCGGTAGATAAGGTTGCAAATACATTTACTGTACTTGAACAGAATAATCCGTTGCATAACCCGCCACGTGTACATACTTACACATCTTGGAGTGGTGTTATAGGCTGGTTACACCCCTATGTTTTAGATCAAATTAGCACTACCAACCCATCGAGTGCTACTAGCGACAATACGTTGCAACAGCAACTAGATGATATGCGAACGAGTCGTAATGCTTGGAAAGACAAGTGTAATGAGTACGAGGGTGCTATAACAACACTTAATCAAACTATAACCGATTTAAAGGCGAAAATAGAAACTTTGCAGCTATCAGTTTCAACAAATAAGACACCGCTATCTGAATATTCTACATCGGATAAATTGGCTAGTGTGTTGGAAGATATAAAGGCGGTGATATTTCATGCAAAGTGAAAAATACAATTTGAATAAAGAGGATTTAAAGAAAATCGCTAAAGGTGCTGGTATTGCTTGCGCTGGTGCTTTGTTAACTTATATAGGTCAAAACCTAACGAATATGAATTTTGGGGAATATACGCCAGTCATAGTTGCCTTAGCGTCTATATTGGTCAATGCTGGTCTAAAATTCGTTAGTGGTAAATAGTACCGCCTTTTAGATTAAAATCGATTCTAGCTAGTGTTTTGACGCAAATAACGTACAAAAAGGAGAGTGTATCATGTTGCGTTTACTTTGGTTTGGAAAGTTCGAGGATTGTGACGGAAAGATACACGAAGTCCATAAATGGTTTTTTGGTGTAAGTCTTGACGCAATTCATGTCGAGGTTTTGGACTTTGTAGCCGAGAAAAAAGACAAGCAGGATTTGTGTTTGTTTTTTACGCAAATCGAGGACGTGATAGACGAAAGGAACTGATGAAACCAAACATGCCCGTTATTAAGTGGATTGGTGTTTTCTCGTATTCAGGTGAAGAACGGCAAGTGTGTTTATGGCTTAATCCCGATAAGGACAATGCTAAGTTGTTAGCAGAGTTCAAAAGCTATATGAAGTATTCGGGTCACACATTTGTCAGGGAAATATCCGTTAAAAGAATGACGTTTGAGGGTAGGTATTCGCTTTGATTCCAAAAAACCTTGCACGGATTTGGGGTAAGGAAAAGAAATGGCAATGTGAAATTTGTGGCAGAAAATGGAAAGATGGCTTCCTGCTCGAATTTCACCATCGCAGACCTACAAGTGCAGGTGGAACTGATGAATTGGAAAACATAGAACTGTTATGTATTTTCCACCATTGGATAGCTCATATTGAACTTGAAAGACGCAACGTAGGTCATAAATCCGCTAATATTGTGGGAGCAAGATTTAAGCGAACACATGGAAAGTGGAAATAAAAACCCCATCGGATTTTGTTGTCCCGTGGGGTTATTTTTCGTGTTTACAAAAACTGGAAAGTAGTTTATAGTAGTTTTTAACTACATCTCTTAATCCTTAAAAAATTAAAACCTTGTAGTCTGCCATCTTGTGCAAGAGGTGTAGTTACTTTTTATACACAGATGGCGGACTTTAAGGCTTTGGAGAATTTATGGCGAATAAGAGAATGTTTAACAAAAGCATTGTACAGTCTGGCAGGTTTGTATCTATGCCAGCTACAGCACAACTTCTGTATTTTCACTTGGGAATGTATGCGGACGATGATGGGTATGCCGAAGCGTTACCACTTATGCGCATGATAAATGCTAACGAACAAGATTTAAAAGTTTTAGAGTCCAATTTATTTATCAAAATATTCGACAATTTAGTAGCATTAATTATCGACTGGAAAGAACACAATAAAATTCAACCAGATAGATACAATAAGGGTATTTACATTGATTTATATCCTGTAGCAATGTTAACAAAATGTAAACAAAATGTTAACAAAATGTTTACACAGGTAAGGTTAGGTAAGGTAAGGTTAGGTAAGGTAAGAAAAGATAATATCTATAGCGATGCTAAAGCATCACCAGAATTAAACAAACTTATACAACTATTTGAACCAATCAATCCATCTTATAAGCGATTGTATTCAAACACTACACAACGTAGCGCGTTGCAAAGAATGATTGATACACACACAGTTGAAAAGATGGAGTCTTTGCTTAAAAGGCTACCCGAAGTTATATCTCGTCCTTATGCGCCTAGAATTACTACACCTATACAGCTTGAAGCTAAAATGGGCGAATTGGTTGTATTTATTGAACAGGAAAGGAACAAAAATGTTACAAGAATTGCAAAAATGTGACAACAAAGAATTCGTTGCGCTATCCGAAGAAAGAAAAGGCGTATCGTGGTTAATCGTATATGGTTTGGATAAGTTTTATTTAACTGATGATGAACGCCAGTATTTTCTGGACAGTATTGAGGGCGGTGCGAAGTTTGTACAAATTAAAGGCAATATCCTGACTGACAGGTTTTCGCACATAACGAAAGTTGAAGTCGAACACGAGGATTGGAAAGATGCCCGAATTCCGTTTAGACACGAAAACGAACCAGAAATTACAGACGAAGAACAAGCAAGACGCGATAAAGCCCGTGAAAAGTGTCGTAGAATTTTAACGGAGAAAGGTATTTTAAAAAAGAAAATATGACATGGGAACAAGCAAAGCAATACGTAGACAAAATGGAATATCCAGACTTTAAGTTGTTTGAATTGGAAAAGACCGATGAGTTTCACTTGTCTGGGAAAAGCCACCACCAGCTAAACCATTACAGCCTAAAAGACAAACACATTCTAGGTTTTTTAGCTGATTTAGAGTATGCAAAATGCCCTGAATGTAACGAGGTTAGATGGCAACGTGCTGCAATTTTTAATTATGAAACAAACGACTGTTACCAGCGTTTTTGGATTAAAGACGGCAAAACAGTCTAATTATTTACAAGTTTTGTAATAGGTGTTATATTGTTAGTGCGTAAATTCTTAACTTGCCTAGCCAATGTTTTCTTGCAGGATGAATCTTAATAAATTTGTTTTACAAGGAGCATTGACACGCCACATATCGTTTTGCGGAATTTATTTATTTAAGTTCCACCCCACACGAAGCGGTATGTGGTAGGTCAGTTTGAACAATGAAAATAAAAACATTGTTGACTAAAACTGCCAAAACACACTTGCTGTCAAACACAGTAAGAACAAACGGAATGATGCATTGCTCATTGTGTAAAATTGGCATTGGGGTATCACTACAGCGAATTGACGGGGTTATGGTTAGGGTTGAACACGTAAACAAAATGCCACACTACGTTATCACGCGACATGGAAAAGAATTAGTCTTGTGCGATAGTTGTTTAGTTGAACATTTAGGAAAACATAATGGATCAAAACCTATTGAAAAATGAATGGATTGATGAATTACTCGTTGAAGTGTCCGAAATCTTCACAGAGGGCATTTTTGGGGCAAATATGGGGCTTGTAGAAACGTACCACACCATCGGTTGCAGGATAGTAAAAGACATTGACGTTGATGACAGAGAAAAGATGTACGGGCAACAGATTATGCAACGTATTGGAAAATCCTTGCATATTGGCAAAACGACTTTGTACACATGCGTGAAGTTTGCGAGGGAGTATCCGACATTGGATTTATTACCACTCGGGAAAAATATTACGTGGACAAAGGTTATAAAATTATTAAACCCACCAAAAGAACAAGCGTTGCCAGCGTTACCTGACAAAGCGTATTTAAAAGATGTAATTGAACGTAATTTGGATTTTTTGATTGATAATTTAACACAAGGAAAAAAAGGTGTTTCGTTGTACTTGCCTTATGAGTACATCGACATCAATATGAACTTATGATCTATAAAAAAGTAACAGAACAACTTATACACGATGATGAATTATTTGACACAGCTGAAACCTTAAATGCTATGTCTAAACGAACGGGCATATCAACAAATATTCTGTCCGATATACGAAACGAAAAACGTATTGTCCGCGAAGAAACTTACAAGAAATATCGTGCTAAGATTTTAGACGTTAATCAGTAATCCTTGTATCTAAAGCAAGTATTGCCTATTGACAAGACTTGTTAAGTATGTTATATTTTATTTAGTACAAACTTGAAAGGTTAAATTTATGAAAGAACTATTAGATTTTAATGATTTTGCCAGTCGTATTTACTATATATTTATTTCCAATGGTATGAGCAAATCCGCATGGGATTTTGCAGGTTTTCAGGTCAAAACAGAAAAGGAACTTTATAAAAACATGCTCAAAAAAGAATGTGTATGCTCTTGTGGTAAAAAAGTTACAGACCTAGACGAAGTTGAATGGCTGTTGGAGTTTGGTTACTGCTTATCATGTGACCATGTGAAAAGTGAGGTGCAATCATGTTAAATATCCACGAATTAAGAGATATAAACGGAAGATTTATTTCAACCAGAGTTTATTTATTAAAAATGTTGTTTTGGTTTGTAATGTTAAGTGCTGGAACTTTTGCCGTAACTTCATTACTTGTAACCTTTAACGATTGGTCAGCAAGACATGTTGTACAGTTTCCTGTTGTCGTAACCACTAGACCCATAATTATTGAACGTGAACCACAGAAGATACTAACACCGCTTGCACAAGAGATTTTATCAAGTACCGAACCAGCCAGTACTCTAACGGTTGGAGAACAAGCAATAATGGACACATTTGGAAAAGATGAATACAGAGTTGCTCACGCTGTTGCTAAATGTGAATCAGGTTTAAGAGCAGATGCAGTTAATTGGGAAACACACGACGTAGGTTTAATGCAAATAAATATGCCTATATGGGAAAAACCAATTAAGGAAAAATTCGGATACACGTTAAAGGATTTATTTGACCCAAAAAAGAACGCAGAAGTTGCCCATTGGATTTGGGACAGAGGTGATGGCATTGAGGGAAACGGCAAGGGAAATTACACAGCTTGGGTTGCTACTACAAGTAATTGTTTCGTAAAGGAGTTATAAGAATGACTAAACTAAGAACACCGGAACTTGTGTTGCAGGATATTATGACGCTTGAAACAAAAATATTTGACTTCATCACACAGCTTGACGCTACCGACAAGGAAGAACTTGACAGCGAGCCAGCACACAGACAGATGATAACCGAAGTAATGAACATGGACGTGGTTGCTAAGCTAGGTAATCAAACACAACGTGATAACGCTTTAGAGGATTATATTTTAAACCGACCCGAATATGCTGAAAAACATAGAACATATTTGGAGTTGAAAAACAAAGCCAAAAGCACTTACAGGAATTACAGGTTTTATGAGGAATGTTTAAAGGACAGACGTGCCGAATTGCAAATGCTCACGTTTGGTGGCGACAAGTAATATTTATTTAATTGTTTGAAAGGATTTTATTATGGCAAAAACAAACGAATTACCGTGGAAAAATGCAGGAGATTTTACAAGCTGGGATTTTAAGGAACTTGGAAAAGGTGCAGTAATTAAAGGCATATACACAGCTAAAAAAGAACACGTGGGCGAGAATGACAGCACGGTTTATACGTTACTTGTTGGGGAAGATATGATTGACGTTTGGGGTTCAACCTTGATTGATATACGTTTATCAAGAACGGAAATTGGAGAGGAAATACAAATAACATATTTGGGAACAAAAGACAGTTTGAAGCGTAAAGGGAAACAATATCACGACTTTGAAGTATTGCACCGCAAAGTAGCTTTTGAGCCTGTTGATGACAAAATAAATATTGATGATATTGACTTGTCTGACCTCGATACAGTTAAGTAACAAACCGTGTTTGGTTGTCTGGGGTTTATACCCTAAACGCCATGTATCAGGCTTTCGGGTTTCATAGCCCTTAATCTTTCAACTGGTGCATGGCGTTTAGGGTATAACCTAAAGTTTATTTAATTCACGTTGAAAGGTGGTGATTTAGATTATGAGAAAAAAGAACAAACATGTAACACAAGCTGATATTGATTCCATGAAAGTGTTAAAGACAAGTGGTTTATCGGCTGGTGCAATCGCAAGGGCATTAGGCTACTCGACTTGTACAGTTGGAATATGTATCAAAGCAGATTACAACTTTGAAAAGTATCACGAACTGTCGGTACTTAAAGATTCAAAGAAAACCAAAAACATAAAAAAGGCAGAACAGATGGTTTTGCCAATCAAGCATGTTGTTGGAAGTGAATATGCTGACTTGCATTTCGAGTTAACCGAAATTCACAAAGTGTTAACCGAATTGTTAAAGTTAGGGCAAGAGGGAACAGCAATATACAAGCGAATAATTAAGGAAAATAAGTTATTACCAGAGTTCGAAAACGCTGACGTGATTGTACAATCGTAGCAGTTAAAACATGCCCGTTCGAAAGGGCGGGTCTGTTAAAGGATTTTAAAAATGGACATATTCATAACAGGTATAGCAATGTTTTTAATACTTTACTGGCTTTTTGAAGATGCGCCAGCTTCAACAAACGAAATTATAATTGTTTGCTTGTTTTTGGACTTTGTTTTCATGCTGGTAGCACAGATTGTAAGGTGGATTTTATGACAAACGAAAACGAGTCTGGTGGCTGTTGTGGTTGTTTGTTTTTTATTGTGGCAGTTTATGTATCAATTTTGATTTTGAAAGGTTTAAAACTTATATGACAGATAACCAAACTGTGGATATAGAAAAACTAAAATATGATTTCACAAAGAAGTTTGGACTCAATGCTTATCTTGGCGGGGAGATGATGCCCAGCGGGAAAACCGATAATATCAGTATAAACGCTGTATTTGATTTCTTTAAACCCTATCTAACTACCAGTACAACGGTTGATGTAATGGACTTTGCGGTATGGGCATCAGCTGATCCTGACACACACGTCGTAAAACTTGCCGAAAAGTATCTATCTAACAAACCTACCAGTACAAGTAGGGTACAAGAACAATGCTTCTGTAAAAGTTATTACGATGAAAACAATGAGTTGAAAGACTGTACCTGCGGCAGGTGTGGTTCAGACAAGAGGAGTAAATAATATGAAAAAGCTAACTATAGGAAGTTTTAAGAGAGAAGTTTTGCAGGGTAGTTTTGGACATTACTTTAGTTACAAAGATGAGAAGTACGAGGTATGTCTTGAAAGTTGTCTTAATGGATATGATGTAGCCATCTACGATAACAACCAAAACTTAATCGGTGAAAAGGAGTGTACGAATACAGAGGGCATGGAGTTTCAAATAATACCCGAATTTTCCATAGCCACAGGAGTTGCTCTTGAAGACGCTGTGAAGATAGCCAATGAAAAATACAGCAAGTTAATTAAGGAATCTTCTCTATGACACCAATTAACAATAATCAAATGAGTGAGAAGTTTGAGGGTTACTTAGCCGAAGAAAAATAGGTTTTTTGACTGTAAATGTTATTGGCGTAGAATAAGGTAATGGGCGAAATCGCTATACTAATTCCAACGCTTGGCAGGTCACACAAATTGGAAAGTATACGGGACAATATAAATTCCACATGCAAACAAAATATCTATATAATTTGCAGCCCAACAGACACACAGACAGTTAGCGAAGCAACTAGGCTTGGTCTTAATATCATTTTAAATCACGCTGGCACTTACGTTGCTGGTATAAATCAAGGTTATAAATCAACAACCGAGCCTTACTTGTTGTTCGGTGCTGATGACATTGAATTTACACCCAATTGGGACAAGAAACTTTTAAAATATTTCGACAATTTGGCTATCGGTATTGTTGGTTCACTTGATGATTGGACTGTATCGCAGACTGGTTTGCACGGCTCGCACCCACTTGTAAAACGTGCTTATGTACAGGAATTTTCTGGTACATTTGATGAACCTAATACGCCCTATTCAACAAAATATATTCATTACATGGCTGATATTGAAACAGAACAAGTAGCAATGATGCGTAACGCTTGGGTACAGGCTAAGACCGAAATAAAACACCATCATTGGGTCAATAAACAAGCCGAAATGGACGAAACGTACAAACGTGGCTTAGTTAATTTGGAACGTGACAAGAAAACTTACGACCAAAGACGTAAGAATTTTGAACAGTATTATTATGACGCTTTGTTTAACGGACAGATTGTTAAAGTCCAACCAGCTAGACTAACAGTCGTGATGGGGTCTTATAACGCACCAGAAGCTACCAGAGCCACAATTGATTCACTTTACGATAATACATACTATCCGTTTGAATTAATCGTTGTAGACGATTGTAGTAACGATTTACGTACACGTGAATACTTGAAAGAATTGAGTAAATCCAATGCACAGAAATACCTGTTAAACGAACACACTTATACAAACGGAGTTTGGAATTTTGGGGTAGGTTTGGCGAAAAATGAATACGTTGTTGTTATAAATAACGATATAACGTTTTCTAAATATTGGGATTTGTTTTTGGTGGACGCATTACAGGATAAAGACGTTTATATTGCAAGCCCGTACCAGACTGACGCAGGTATGGCAGAACCTTACGGAAAACATGTCAGGGCTGGTGGTTGCGCGTTACGTGGTGCTTGTTTTGCATTTAGACACGAAAATATACCCGATTTATTCCCAATACCTAAAAAATTAGTACATTGGTTTGGCGATTTTTATTTATGTTTAGAAGCTGAAAGATTTGGGAAGAAATGTGTTTTCACGAAAGACGCTGTTATCCATCATTTAGGTGAGGTAAGTACAAGGGCGGCAGAGAAAACATTCACACCATCGGTGGTTAGTTGGATAAAACGTAGCGATTCTTTTGAGTATGAAAAAATATCAGGTCAAGACATGACGTATTGGCGTGATGTAATTGATTTAGGACTTTTCAAATGAAATTGGCTATCCGTATACAGCACACACCGCGTAGACAAAGATACGTTAAAGAACTTGTACACATGTTAAACGATGACAGAGTTGAGATAATAACCGATGATAAGAATGATTTGTGGAATTCTTGCGTTAAAACATTGTCCAATATATCGGAAGATGTTACGCACCTACTTGTCTTACAGGACGATATTTTACCTTGTATGGATTTTGTACCTACAGTTGAACGATTAATTGATTTATTCCCAACCGAACCACTAACATTTTTCTGCAACAAAAAGACACAAGATCAAGCACGTATACAAGGTGTTCACTACGTTATGTTGCAAAAATGGTTAATGGCACAAGCGTATGTAATGCCCGTTGCAATTATTAAGGATTTTTTAGTTTGGTCAGACCAACACATAAAACCAGAATTATATTTTGACGATGGGAAATGGTCAATGTATTTATATTATAAAAATATTCAGGTTAGGGCTACAGCACCATCGCTTGTTGAACATTTAGGCTGGAATGAAACTACACTATCGGGGTATCAACAACAAAAACCAACAACAGTTGGAAGTGATGGAAGTATAATCAATGTGGACACACTACATTGTCCCGTACAACGTAATGATTTTGATTATAACTGGCGTATGGCTAGATGGTTTATTGGCTTTGAGAATTCCGCCACAGATATAAATTGGGAGAATACCGCGTATTTACTTGATAGAGATACTGCCGAAGAATACAGGCGATATTATAAAGACTAAATGCCCACACTATATGAAATATTAGCTGCACAAATCGAGGACGTATCAATTGAGGACTTAGCAGATGATATTGGCGAAACTATTAGCGATTGTGGCAGACAGGCAGAGGATATGGAAGCAGAAGAAAATGCACAATCACTACTTAAACTGCTTACCAAAAGACAACGGGACGTGGCTACCTTGTTGGCGCAAGGGTATGACAGACAGGAAATAGCCGACAACAGAGGTGTTTGCATACAGTCGGTACATCAAATTGTAATTAGGATTAAACATCGCTTGGCAAATCGTGCTGGCGTGTCAATGAAAGGTTGGCGTAGACAAAAAATATCACATGAGGACTAGCAAACGTGCCTTAACTTGGGATTATAAAATGCTTGCTGACTGGTCGCTGGCTGTTAAGAAGCGCGATGGTTGGTGTTGCGTTAAGTGTGGGAGTCCGCACATGCTAAATAGCCATCATATTTTTAAGCGTGCATATTTAAACACGCGTTATGATGTTGATAATGGAATTACTTTGTGTCAAAACTGTCATACTGAAAGTGTGGGGTTTTCGGCGCATAAAACAATTATAAAATTTAGGGAGTGGCTCATAGCAAGAAATGGACAATCTTGGTATGACGAACTTAAACGAAAGGCAGATACAATTTCGTATGGACAATCTATTTGAAAAATTAAAAATAAATCCAAACAATCCTAGAACAATTAAGGGCGATAAGTTTGAAAAGTTAAAGAAGTCGATAAAAGAATTTCCGCAGATGTTAAAACTACGCCCAATTGTTTACGATGATAGTTATATCGTTTTAGGTGGAAACATGCGTCTTAGGGCATTACAGGAGCTTAAAAACGATGGTTTTGAAGTATTAGACGGGTACTTTATAAAGGCAGAGGATTTGTCAGAAGAACGTAAAAAAGAATTCATAATCAAGGACAATGTACCATTTGGAGAATGGGACGATGACATGCTGGCAAACGAATGGAGTGACTTGCCTTTGGAAGAATGGGGAATAGATACAAGCGGTTGGTCAGATAAGCAAACCCCCGAAGAAGCAAAAAAGAAACTAGCGGAAAGATTTATAATTCCGCCATTTACAGTATTGGATACACGACAGGGTTATTGGCAAGATAGGAGACGGTCGTGGTTGGCGTTGGGTATAGAAAGCGAGGCGGGCAGGAAGAAGACATTGCTTGGTTTTAGCCCTTTGGTCGCTACATTTGGCGGGGGTGGGGCAGAGGACAACACAAGTGTTTTTGACCCCGTGCTTTGTGAACTAGCATACAAATGGTTTTGTGTTGATAAGGGAAAAATACTTGACCCGTTTGCAGGTGGTAGTGTCAGAGGCGTAGTTGCTAACTACTTGGGTTATAGCTACTTTGGGAACGATTTGTCCGAGGAACAGGTAACCGAAAATAGGAAACAGGCAGAGGAAATTGTACCCGATAACAAGCCAACGTGGTCAGTTGGCGATAGTGCGAACATAAAAGAACTATGTCCTGCCGAATACGATTATATATTTAGTTGTCCACCTTATTTTGATTTGGAAGTTTATAGTGAGGACGCTGGGGAACTGTCCGCAATGGATTATGCCCAATTCCTAAAACAATACCGCCTTATAATTAAGGACAGCGTTTCCATGTTAAAGGATAATAGATTTGCCTGTTTTGTTGTAGGTGACATTAGGGACAAGAAAGGTTTTTATAGAAACTTTATATCCGAAACCATTAGCGCCTTTCAAGACGTAGGAATGACTTTGTATAATGAAGCAATCTTAGTAAATTCCGTTGGTTCGCTTCCCATTAGAGTAGGGAAGCAGTTCACAAGTGGCAGGAAACTAGGTAAATGTCATCAAAACGTACTAGTATTTTATAAGGGTGACCCAAAGGAAATAAAGAGTAATTATTTGGAAATAGAGGTTAGCGGCGTAGACCCCCAAATGTAACTATGTTTATAGGCTTCTTGCCGTACTTTTTAGCAATTTCTTTAGCCTTATCATTGACTATATCCAAGACGTAGCCGATTGACATAGGCTGTTAATAGTTATATAATGTAACTATGGACTCAAACAAAGCATACGCAACAATTCAAATGCTGGCACAACAGGTGAAACTTGGTTTGATGACTTATGACGAGGGAAAGAAAAGGTCAGAACCATATATCGAAATCTGCAACGCCAAAATAGCTGAAATAGCTAAAAAGCACGGAAAAAAGCCTTATAGAATAACTTGGCTGGGCGTATCACACTAACAAAAACTGCCTATTGGCAAACCAGATGAAGTTTCGCAAGTTTTTGGAATACTTGTACTAGGTTATAAACTGGAACAGAATATCAATAAGCAAATAGAGGAACTAAATAACTAGAACTGTTAATCGGTTTAGAGTACAATATTTACATGTCAAAAGAAACTAGCACGAAAGTAGCACGTGACCCAGACGGAAGATTGAAAAAAGGCGTGCAGTTAAACGCAGATGGCAGACCGAGAAAAGGTGAAACTTTAACAGATTTAATGCGTGCTTATTTAGACCAAAAGGAAGTGGGTCACGAACTTACCCGTAAACAAGAACTTGTACAGAAAATAGCTGCAATCGCCTATAAGGGTGATTTATTCGCAATCAAACTTATTTGGGCATATTTGGACGGTATGCCAAAACAAACAATCACAGTCGATACCGAAGATTCTAAAATAAACGTACTTGGTGACATTATTGATAAACTTTCAAAAGGAAAGACAGATGGAATTATCACAGGAACAACTGTTAGCCGCCTTACAGGTACTCCGACTATTTCGAGTAAATAATAAACCAGCCCTAGACATAATGTCGGCAGGTGAGTTTGATATATTTTGCGCCATTCTTTTTAAATTAAATCCGCGTATTGCTTGTCTAGCGCCTACAGGCTATGGCAAGACTGAATTTATATCGATGGGTGTACTGGCACGAGTGGTGTTTTGTCATGAGGACTTCATCATCGGTTCGGTTAAATTGGACACATCTGATTTGATTATGAGCAAAACAATCGGGCATATATTTGACGACCCTAGCTTTGTAATGCAACTCGAAGCTGATAAAGACCAATCGTTTGACAGATTAAGACGTGAAAAGAAGAAAGACCATTTAACATTTAAAGGCGGTGGCTCAATCAAGATTGTTTCCGTACATGGTTCTGAATCTAATGTATCTAAAGCAATTGGCGAACATGTGCCAAACCTTGTACTGGACGAATCGCCATTACTAACACCATTACAGTATTTGGCTATTTTAAAGATATTAGAGGGAACGGGCGACTATAAAAAAACATTCCTTGTAGAGTTGGGCAACGCTGTTAATCGTAATCACTTTCTGCAAAATATAAAATACAATCCTCGTTATCTAAAAATCGATATAAGTTTAGAACAGGCAATTGCCGAAAAGCGTTTAGATGCGGAAAGTGTTGAAGAAAAACGAGGTCTACCTTTTTTTGAGCAGTTTTATGAATGTAAGTTTCCAGACGAAGATGATATAGATGCTCACGGCTACAGGCAGTTAGTATCACAAGACATTATACAACAGGCACAGATACCAGAATTCACAGATATTACCGCACCACTTAAATTAGGATTAGATGTAGGCGGTGGCGGTGATTTTAACGTGTTTTGTTTGCGTACATCAAAAGAAGCGTATTTTAGGAGCTGGAATAAAAGCAATGACACAATGTCCAATGTTACCGAAGTAGTAAGACTATTTGATGAGTGTATTACCACAAACTTTAATGGTTCAACTAAAGATATTATCAAGTTACTAAAACCAATCGATGTATTTATTGACGATATTGGTATTGGGCGCGGTGTTACGGATAGACTTATTGAACTTGGTTATCAGGTCAATGCTGTAAATGTAGGCATGACAGCTACAGAGCCGGAGTTTAAGAATTCAAAAGCCGAATATTACTGGAACGCTATTCAATGGATTAAACAAGGCGGAAAACTTGTAGCTTCCGAAAAGTGGGTGCAGTTGTCGTGGATTAAATACAAAATATCAAGCGATAAGGTTTTACAGATTGAACCTAAAGACGAATTGAAGAAACGTACTGGCAAATCACCAGACCATGCTGAATCATTTATGCTTACGTTTGCACGTTGTACGCCTTATGCTGATATTCGATTTATATAAAAAATGTATACGTTAACACTAAAATAGATGTATACGTATGTCGTTTATATCAAATATTAAAAACTTTATAGGTAGCACGGCTCAAAAGTCTTTCAACTCGCAAGTGTTCGGTTATTTAAACAATGCGTCACGTCCTAGAATGGGTGAAAAGGAATATCTAAAAGCGTACCACGGTTGGGTTTACGCATGTGTTAATGCAATAGCCGAAGTTGTATCCCAAATGGATATTGTTTTGGAGAAAAAAACAAAAGATGGTTGGACTACAGTCGAGAAACACCAATCAACAGATGTTTTAAATGCGGTTAATAATTTCTATACCTTTTCACAATTATTATTCAGTACACAGGCATTTTCAGAGCTTTCGGGTAACGCTTATTGGTATTGTCCGTCTAACTCTACAGGTACAGTTCCGAAAGAAATATGGCCATTAGACCCTACTAAAGTGGTAATAATAAAATCAAAGACCGATTATATCGACCACTACGAATTCACGAATGGTGCTGGTGAGGTTGTACGCCTTGAAACTTATGAAGTAATACACTTCAAAGATTTTAATCCCGAAGATGCGTTGCGTGGTGTAGGTCGTGTACAGGCGGCTGCAATTGCAATTGATACCGATACTTTTAGTGCTGAATGGCAGAGAAACTTTTTCGGTAATTCTGCTATGCCGAGTGCGTTATTAAAAGTTCAAGGCAATCTAAGTCAGGAACAGTTCGAAAGAATCAAAGCCAGTTGGGACTCTAAGTTTCGCGGTGTACAGAATTCCGGAAAGATGGCGATACTTGAGGGTGGTACAGAATATCAAGCGCTGTCGCCAACACAAAAGGAGATGCAGTATTCTGAAAGTAGAAAAGCCTTGCGTGATGAAATACTGGCATATTTTAGAGTTCCTAAAACTATACTAGGCATAACCGAGGACGTTAACTTTGCTTCCGCACAGGTTACTGAATATGTATTCACTAAGTTTGTTTGCAAACCAAAAATGCAACGTATTGTCGATAACCTTAACGAATTCTATCTGCCAATGTTTGGTTTGGTTAATTACGATTATAGATTTAGACTTTTAGACCCTGTACCAGAAAATAGAGAACAGCAAGTTGCTGAACGTGCTAGTGGCATACAAAATTACTATATGACACCAAATGAAGCACGTGAACAAATGGGTCTTGAACCAATTGATGGTG